GCCGGCCATAGTCTGCCGCATCTGCTGCCCCATCGGCCCGGTCAGAAGGTTCTTGAGGATTCGTCGGGCCTCGACCTGTCTCTCCAGTGCCTGTCTGACTCTATCTTCCAGGACTATGTGCTGGCTGGTCTCTTTCGTCTCCTGCATTGCATCGGTTTGGATAATCTTGGCGAGGCCCTTGACGGGTATCAAGGCGTCCGTCCAGTCCAGCTTTGCCTGAGCGGCCCCCCGGCTAACGGTGCTTTTCACCGCCTCCCATTGCAGGTTGAGACGCTCTAGCTCGCTCGCCGGCATTGCCAGTTCTGCGATCTCTCCAAAGTCCTTTTCTAGCTTGCCCTTACCGACCTCGGCCACCGCCTCCCTGGCCGACTTGGCTCCATTGACAACCTCCTTGAAGGTCTCGCGGGCTGACACCAGGGCGTGATTCTTGAAGGCGTCGTCCAGCTTCATGCCGACCGCGATTAGCCCGGATACGGCGGCCCCTCCCAGGATGCCGACGGTCCCGAACATATGGCCCATAGAGATCAGGGAGTGGCTAACTCCGTGGAGCGTTTGCTCGGCCCCCTTCCCTGCCAGAGCCGTCTGGAAGGCGTGACCGACGGCGTGGATGGCACGGCCGTTGGCGTGCATCCCTCCTTGAAGGTGCCCGGAGAACTCCTTGGTCTTGTTCTCCGCATCCTTCATCATCTTGTCGTAACTGGAGCCGTCGCCGACAAGGCGGATCAGCATACGTTCCAGTTCCGATTCAATTGCCATTCGCTATCGCCTTTGCTCTTGCCGCGAGTGACCTCGTTCTATCGACGGCGGCCTTCGCTACTGGACTCTGGGAGAGAGGGACTAGCTCCAGCCCCGGAGCCAGGCTAGCCGCTAACGGTAGGGTCTCGACCCCTAGCCGGCCTGACTCAAGCGGCTTTAGCCTTCCCTCGTAGCGATCCTTGTAGTCGAGATAGGCTTGCCAGGCCCTGTATTGCCGCCAGGTCATTGGGCCAGGCCAGCCCATCAGCTCGTTTAGCGTCCTGCCAAGCTGCTGTGCCAGCTCTAGCTGTCCCCACCAGGCGGCGATGATTTTTTTGGGGACGTGGCCCTCATGACCTGCAATCGCTTTTGGAGGGTCGCAATGGTCTCGACCAAGCTAGTCTCGGTCCAGGCACCGCCCAGGTCAGGGCTCATGTCGATCAGCATATCGAAGAGGCGAGAGGTCACACGAGACGGCCACTTGGTGACAATCTCCTGACCGATGGGCTGGGCCTCTCCGTTGCTAGAGACTGGGTAGAGACAAGCCCCTACTAGATAAAGCTCGCTTGTGTGGACATCGCCGGGAGACATATAGCTCCCTTCGGAGTCCCTGATAGCAGCTCTGGCCTTAAGGTTCTTGAAATGAGTCCCGACCCCTGCCGCCGGCTCCCGAAGAACGTAGGAGGTGCCACGGAACTTGACCGGGACGGCTTGCGGTTCTTGGTTGTCAAAGTCGATGAGGTTACCAGGTTCCATATTGCCTCTTGAGGATAGAGGACGTACCAGGTCTGTAAGCCGACTCCGCCCGGTTCCCCCTCACGTCCGCCCCCTGGTACTTGAGCGACGTGGTTCCGCGACGGAGCCGGTGGCCTATGTGCCGGCCTGGGTCAGGACTGGTCCCTGTTCCAGGTTGGCTATGGTGTCGTAGTTCATGATGCCTACCGTCAGGGTGACAAGCGGGAACTCGCCGATGGCCCACTCGCTAGGCTCCCACTTGCGGAGGACTCCGTAGAAGGCTTCGGTCGAGCCGTCGGGCAAGGACTCGGTGATGGTGTCGGGGTGGTTGACAAGAGAGTTATCGAGGACGGTAATGGCGTCCGGGTCGATGGCCGCTTGAAAGGTGATCTCGTCCGACTTCTGGAGCGACTGCGGATACATCGTCCTCCATTTCGTATTGAACATGGTCGTAATATCGATCAGCTCCCCGCCGTCCGTGCCGGAGGGCTTGACCTTGACTTCCCAGACGCCGAGGGCCGGCTGTGAGGCGAAGGTGATCTTTGTAACAAACCCGTCCGGGATGCGGCGGCCAGTCGGGGTCTGGCGGACCGATGGGGTTGGAGGAGTTGCCGGCATGTTTCAGTCTCCTAGGTCAGCTGCAATATCGGCAGCATCGCGTTGATCGTGAACAGGGACCGCTTGGTAGTCGGGACCTGCTTGCCTAGTGGCAGAACCGGGCCGATGTGGGCGAAGCACCATATCTGATAGGTATGGGAGGAGCCAAGTGGGGTAACGGTTATGCCCCCGCCCTTCTTGGCCATGTCCTCCCTGATCTGGTGGGCCTTGAGGTAGCCCGTCAGGTGGTCCTGAGCCCGAACCATTACCTGTATCCCGTAGTGGTAGAGTAGGTCCAGGGTGACCATCTCCTCGCCGTCGTCCTGGCCGACCGTATCCTTGCAGACGATCAGCTGGTCCGGCGTGAACGGCTCTCCCTGAGTGAACACTGGCCAGAGGGTATTGCCGGTGCCGGAGGACCAGGAGGTGGGGTCCCCGGCGTCTCCGACCTGGATCAGCCAGGCGGCTGTGACCTCGGCAGGGCTGTTCTGGAGTAGGCTGCTCACTCGTCCTCGTGCATGGTTCTGATGGCCGACTGTGGAGGCGGCGGCGGTGGTGGCGGCTCATCTTCCCCCTCACGCCTGACACGGCTGAGCCTGGTAAGCTCCCCCTCGATCCGGTAGAGACGGTACAGGATTACTCCGACGAAGAGGAGGTTGAACAGGCAGAATACGGCGACGAGGACCAGCAGCGGCCAGTAGTCGGGCATCATCATGGGTCGATCCTCGTGAACGCCGAGGCCTTGAGATTCCCTGTATCAACAGGCACGATCTTCTGGGACTCTCTCTGTAGGAAAAGTCCTCCTAGCAACAGTCCTTGTACCAGGGTCCGACCCTGTTGCCAGGCGGTTCGCACGATCCCTGCAATCGGCCTCGACTTCTCTCGTGCAGGCTTCTCAAGGAACTTTGCCTGCTGATCCGGCCCCCTGGGCTTGGCCTTGCCCATGTACCTCTGACTGTGGGGATCGCCGTAGCCCATTGACATCGCTAGAGGGGTCCAGTTGTGCTTCCTGACTGTAGCCCCCTTACGGGTCGTCCTGACGACCGTTCGGATGTATGCGTCGTTGAAAGCCTGGCCGTGAAGGGCGGTCAAGTTCTCGTGGACGAACAGGGCGTAGGAGGCGGTGTATCCTACTGAAACGGAGGCGTCTTTGCCCATAGGGGTCTTGACCCTCGCAGCCTGACGCTTGAGGGCCTCGACCACCTTTTCAACCCGTTTCAGTAGGATATTAACCTTGGCCACGACTACTTTCCCGCTACGGGACGTTCTGGTCCTGGTGCCGCATCAATCCCAGTTCCCTCCGCTGCCAGCGGTTCTTCATGTCCGGGGTCCTGTCGAACGAGATGCAGACTGTCAAGTCGTCTGGCTGCCCTGCCGACCCTGTCGCGTACCAGTCGCTTAATTGCCCTAGCCACATCCGCGACCCCATCTTGACCTGCTGGGCTACTACGACCTTGGCCTTGAGAGCCCATAGGTTCCCTTTTGGGTCCATGACCGTTTCTTCGATGTCCAGCCAGCGGACGGCTATCTCTACCGGAGCCCCGACCGTCGGCTGTCCGAATCGGTCGTTGCCTCCGGTCGCTGGCCACAGCACCGCCCTCTGGTACAGGTCCCGGATCTCGAAGCCTGGCACGGCCTCTCCTAGTTCTTCGGCACATCGCTGGCCGTAGCGAGCAGAGTATGGAGGTCGGTATTGAGAGTATCGATATCGGTAAGGACCGTCGTCTTGGCAGCCGAGTCCAGCGGGAAAATCAGCTCGACATCGTTCATCAGCTGGGTCAGGTAGAGCATCTGACTGGTCCCGTACCGCTGCTGCTGGCCCCCGGTCTTGCCGGTGTACTTGGTCCGGGAGGCGACGGCGGACTTAGACTGCTGGCCCATCGGGCTTCTCCTAGTTCCTCTGGTTGTAGGGGATCTGCTGGGACTTCGGCTTGCCCAGCCAGGCCATCCCCGCCCTACGTTTCAGGGACAGCTGCTTGAGACATCCCGAGTAGTCCATCGCCATAGCCTGCCGGCCCCACTCAGTCGCCCCGAACCCCTCGTCTGGAGTGCCAGTCTGGAACTGCCCGGAGGCGGAGGAGGTCGTCCTGCTGGTATACATCGGGTCGGAGCAGGCGTAGAAGTGAGCGGCCATGAGCTGCTCAAGCTGCTCCTGTTCGTCCGATGACAGGAAGATCGGCGTGATCTTCACCGCAGCCATCTGCACGACCCGGTCTATCAGGGTCGAGGCCGCCCTGATAAAGACCGTCAGGTCAGGGGTCGTGCCGTCGGCCCTGAGACCGAAGTTGTCCTGTAGCGTCTGCTGGACGGCGGCTGCTGTGGTCCTGGCCATCGCTCCGGTCCTCCATCTGCCTAGCCGGGCAGCAGGGCCTTGACGAGGTCGTCCTTGCTCTTGAGCTTGGCAGTATCAAGCTCCAGTTCCTCCGCCTTGGCCCTTAGCTCCTCCATCGACAGCTTGGCGTAGGCCGCCCTCGCCTGGGCGAGCCCCTGCTGGGTCTGGGGGCTCAGAGCCTCGGCCTTCGGGGCGGCCGGCTGCCTGGCCTCCGTCGAGCCCGATTCGAGGGACTGCCTGGCCCTCGCCTCCGCAAGCATCCGCTGGTACTCCTGGATCTTTCCCTCCAGGTAGGTCGGGTCGTCGGCGTGGGCCTCGGCCTCGTCGGCCAGGGCGAACTTGCGGAACTGGGGCGGACGCTGCTGGTAGGGCTGACCGGGGAACTCCGGCGGGTTGTAGATCTCCGCCAGCATGTCTTCCTCCGACTCGAAGACCTCGCCGGCCTTGTAGGTCTTCTGGACGGTCTTTTGCATCTTGCCACCGGCCCCGTCCGGGATCATGACCGGGTTGCCCTGGTCGTCCCGAACGATGTCCCGTTGGTGGTGCTTGCCGGCCAGGACCCGGTATCGCCGTTTCCTTGGAAGTGTCGCGGTCGTCATATCTCGTATCTCCTTGGTAGGCTGTGGGAGGCCCCATACTGGAGCCGGTAGATTATCGTCAGGTGCCAGGGCCGATTGCGTACCTCACTTGTGGGAGATAGATCGGCGACACCAGGGGCTTGGTAGCTTCCTTGTAGACGGAGGGGACGACCGGCGTGCAGTCGCAATGGTCGCCGTTGGCGTGGCAGACACACATCCCCTGCTTCCCCACTCCCGTATTGTGACAGCCGCAGGTCGTATAGTTCGCTGCCCAGGATACCCGCTCCCTGGACGGCTTCTGGGGAGGAGCAGAGGCCATCTCTACCGGCTTGCTCGGCCTGGGGGTAGCCTTGCGGGTAGCGGGCCTGGATGGCTGAGGGGGAGGTGGTGGTAGTGGCGGTAGTGGCTGGGGGATCGGTGCCAGGACCGGCACTACTGGGATCTCTCTTAGCCCGGAGATGATCTCCCTCAAGCGTCTCAATTGCTCGTCAGGGGTCGTCGTGCCGGCGTTGCACTGACAGGAGGCCCCGTCAGGGCAGGCACATTGCTTCGGCTTCCTGACCGGCTGCTGGACCCGTCCCATCAGCAGGGCCTCGATCCGGTCGAGCTGCTCCCTGGTCTCCTTCGATTGCTTCTCCAGGTCGGAGACGCGGTCGGATAGGCTCTGGGCCGGTGCCGCCAGAGGCAGGGCCAGGAGAAGGATTGTCGAGATGGGGATCGTCTTCATTCTGACACCTCGTCACAGCGAGAAGGTGGCCTGAAGGAGACCGCAGTTGCCGTAGTTGTCGGCTCTCAGTTGTGGGACCTGGATGGCCATGACCTTGAAGTTCAGTCGCATGCCGCCGACCGACTCCCACTGGACCGTTGTGATGTCCATGCCGTTGACCGCCCGAGCACAGTCCGGCGTCATCTGGACAAAGATCATGGTAAACGGGTAAGCGGTCGTCACGCCCTCAAGGCCGGGGCCGCCGGAGGACTGGTCGGTCAGGCTGTTGAAGAGGAAGTCCAGACGGCGGACATCCTGGATACCCTCGATGGCCCGGAGGCGTTCGCGGA